CTTCAAATACGCTACGGAGTTGCATTGCCGCTGTTTCAATATTGGCAAGTTGAGTGGCGTAGTCTCTGTCACCATACTGCTCCATCGCTCGCTCAAAAACATTTGCAGCGCCACCAGTAAAACCAGCTTGTAAACCAGTGCCAATGGTCTCTAATCCTCTTTGGGCTGAAGTTAAAGCGGTTTGTTTTTCCAATAGTTTTACATTCTCAAGGCGCTGAGCAATGATTTGAGTGAGCAAATCAAGTTCTCCCTTTGCAATGTCTCGTTCATCTGCGGCCAAATCCGCATACCTTTCTTTGACTGCCAGCTCGGCTTCTTGAGCGGAAGTAAGCTCAAGGCGTCCATCTTTCAGAGCCTCCATTTGCAAGGCTTGCCTCTGAATCCCCAGCGTTTCGCGATCAATTTCATCCACAATGGGCTCAATAATCTTTTGACGAGCTGCTCCAATTGCAAGGTTGCGCTTATCTTCCGCAATGGTCAAAGCGTTGGCCTTGTTAATCTCCAAGTCTTTTAGCTTAAGAGCCTTATCCGATGCGCTCAAATTATCTTTATTGGTTTTTTCAACTTCCAAGCGATAACGCTCTGCAATTTCAAGCTTTGCACTCTCTAGTTCTAGTTCTGCCAGAGAAATATCATATTGAGTTTGCGAGATGAGCTGACCTTGTAACTGTTTGTCTAGGCGTTGCTTTTCAATATCAAATTGATCTTGAATGAATTGCAGTTGGCTTCTGTTATATTCGTCAAGCTCGGCCCCCTTTTTAGCCTTTCCGGCTCCTTCGCCTTCGCCTGCAGGAATTGCACCAAGCACAGCAGGAGTTTGCGCTAGTTGCTCATCAAACTTAATCTGCTTTTCACGAGTTGCAACTTCTGCTTGTAATCCTTCTTGGCGTAAAATCTCGGCGGCAATATTGGCCTTTGGGATAAATGTTCGCCCAAGCAAATCACGCTTGATACCAACACCTGCGCCCTCTAGTCGCTTCGCCGTATCTCCTTTTACGGGCACCATTTCTTGGCCGCCAAGCCTGTAACTCTCCTTGGATCCCTGAAGAGCTTGGAGTTCTTTGGTGGTTCTTGCAATTTTTTGTCCTTCGAGCCTTGCTTCGGTCTGCGACATTGAACGAATTGCCTGCGCTGCACCCATCGCTTTCGCCTTGGTATCAGCGAGAGCTTGGTTCATGGTTAAGAATTTTTCGATGAGCATACTGATGCCCACAACGACCAAGCCGATACCAGTTGTCGCAAAGAAAGTACGCAAAGTAATACCAGCAGTACGAATAGAAGCCGCAGTAGTCTGTGCTGTTGCTCCCGTAGCAGCCATCATCCCCCTGAATGCTGATAGCGTTGTAGTACCAGATGCCACTCGTGCATTGAAAATTACAAGCTGCAATGCAGTGGAGGCCCACAGTCCTCGCATCACGCCAAGCGCGATATTAATCGGAAGAGCAATTGCATAAAGTTTTGCCAAATAACCAACAATTGGATTGCCAGCAATCTGCAAGAACACCTTGCTAACGTCAAGGGCCACTTTTGCGAGCTGCCCTAATTGGGTAACAAAACTGGAAACATTTTGACCAATGCCATCAAAAGCTGGGCGGAGCCGCTCAAGCTCTTGGGCAATGGCGAAACCTCCTGCGGTTTTCGCTGCAGTGCCTGTAAAAAATGCGTTAAGCCCATCGGTAAGTTGCTTGATCCCATTTGTCATTGGAACAACAACAGTATTCAAAAATCCCACTGCAACGGGCTCAAAGCTCTCATAAAGAAGAGTCATTGAGTTTTGCATGCGATTCATTACACCCTGGAAAGTAAGAGCAGCCCCTTCGGCACCAGGACCAAATTCCTTATTCATTACGACAGTCACATTCTTTAACAATGCAACCATTGCTTCCCCCTTGTAAGCACCATCTTCTAATGCGGCAGAAAAATCTTGGATGGCTTTTGGCCCTTTGAATCCAGCAGCCTCCGCAAATAATGCCATCGCACCAGGCAGTACATCACCTAATTGCCCCTTAAGTTCTTCGCTCATCACCTGACCTTTGCTGGCCATCTGCGCAAAGGCATAATTCACGCGATCAACTTTATCTGCACTCATGCCAAAAGTGGCAGCAGCTTTTGTAATGCCAGTAAACAAGTCTCTGATCTCGTCTCCACTAAAACCAGCCGGAGCCATGGAGGCATATAGCTTGGTGAAGCCATCACGCGCTGATTGTAGAGGCACGTTGTACTTTTCCATCAGGCCGAGCAGTAGCTCATTGGACGCGCGAGCTTCTTCTGCTGAAGGCGTCACTTCATTCAACGTATTTCTAAAGCTTTGCAACTGCCCAACTGCGGCTCCCACTTGCGCCGGGAAAGCTTGAATGACGCCCAGTAATTTATATGCCTGACCAAATAGCAATACTTGCTTGGTCGCAAAAGCGAATTCACTTCCGAGTTCTCGAATGGTGCCAGTGCCGGGAAGATTGGGTACGTTTCCTAGTGCACGTCCAAAGCCGCCAAAGCCTCCCATCCCGCCAAAACCACCGCCTCCAGACGGAGGTACATTGCCGCCTCCAGCCATTGAGGGCTGTGGCACAATTGCTCCTCCACTTGCATAAGGAACAATGGCGCTCGTTGGCCGTGCGCTGCGATACGCATAGCTATAAGTAGAAGGAGCGCGTCCAGCGCCACCTCCCAATACATCCATGCCACGCAAGTCAGAACGTATACGAGCTTCACGCTCTCTGCGTGCCATCATTTCTGCGCGTGTCTCTCCTCCCATGGCGCCAGTTGAATAAATACTAGGCGCGCGACCTACTCCTGCGGGAAGCAATCCTGCGATGCGACTTGGGCTCAATAATGGTTGCTGGGTGGCGCCAAGTCCAACGCGAACGCTTCTCACTTGTTGTTTTAAGGAATCGACAAAAGCGAATGCAGCCCCACGCAAAATAGCCTTCAATTCTTCTCCAAGTGCCGTGGGCAAATACTTTTGAGCGCCAAATGCAGTACCGGGAAGCGCGGATGGGGTCGCACCGGGAGGTAATGCCCTGCCTGTTCCAGAAGGGCCAATAGGGACGTTGCGTGGTGGCACTGTTGCAGGGAAATTCACTCCTGGCAATGCACGGCGCTGAGCAGCTTCAGCCCTAAGGGCGACAGGATCAATACCTGCCATGCGGAACATGCCACGAGCAATGGTATCAAGCACTTTCATGCGTGCTCGCATTAAACCTTCTACTGCATCGAAAGCTTTGTCCATTGAGGACAGCATGCCCTGCTGGAAGCCTTCGCCTACGTTTTGACCAATCTTTTTGAATTCACGAGAAGGCGATGCAATGCCAAGAACATTTTTGACTGTCTTTATTAAAGTTTCGCCTAGATAAGTAGCTGCCGCCCGAAGTTTTTCGTCTTCACTGTTTAATCCATTCAACAATCCACGCACACTGTCGGCGCCGACTTCTTCTAAGGCAGCTACTGTGGAGGCTTTTGTCCTGGCAATTTCTTTGTTATATTCAAGCAATCCCGCCTGCGCGGCGGCTCGATACAACTTTATAACGTCTTTACTGCCTAATCCGCCGCTTTGCGGACCCTGCATCAAAACGCCAAGACCAAGCTGTTGGTTGATTGATTTTTGTGCAGTATTCCGAGAGCGACTAAGCTCTTCCAAAGCCTTTGCAAGCTTTGATGCATTCTCGATTTCCGCTTTTAAATTGGTGTTGACATTGAGAGTATAATTTCTTCGTTTAATATTTGCACCAAGAGTATTTAATTCATTCTGTACACTGCGCCTATCAAATTTAATCTGCACTGGCATCGGAGTGCCAGCGGCAGCTTGTCCAAGTCCCGCTAATTGCTGTCTAAAAAAGGCCAGATCAAGACTTACCTTAAGCTTCAATTCGGCGTCTTGAGCTGCCATCTTACTTTCTAATCACAGTCCCTTCATTCTATAATCATTGTTCCTGATTACGCCCAGAAAAAGCTTTTAGATCATCTGCTAACAACGCAATAACCCTTCCATCCATCTTTCTAGTCTTCATCAAACGTTGGAAAATAATTAAGCTTGCATCAGTGACTCCAGTGTCTTTCTTGATTGACTTTGTATCAAACGGCAAGAAATCCTCTGGCTTCACTTTGGACTTGCGCCCTGCCATCATGCCAGCCGCCATCGTGCCGAGCTTTGCAATGGCAACGCTTTGCACATTGTATTTTGCTATGTCATGCTTATCAAGATATTTCAATGCACGCTTAATATCAGACAATGGCTGCTGACCAAATTGATCAGCATGCCATCGCCTATCGTTGAAGTCAGAAGCCGAAAGCCGAAAATAGATTTCGTTCCAATCCGTTAAGTTTTTAAGCTGGTTACGCGCTCGCGCTTCCAGCATTTCTGCTACTGAGGACCATTCCTCTTCGTCGCTTTTTTTGCTGTCACAGCCTCCTGCGTCTCAGCGTTCTGCTCTTCGGCAATAAATTCAACCACTTTTGCGATGGCTTTACGAGGAAGATTTTTAGTGTCGTCTAGTTCCCAATCAGAAAGATCTTGCCATTCACCATCAATTAAGCCCTGACCACGAGAACGAATGAAGGCAGTCACCATGCGAGCATTAGTACTCTCAACTGAAGATCCACTGGTGATCATGCTCAAGGTTTCTTCCGTATATTCGGAAAGCAGCTCTGCTTCAGTGATGGAACCACCGCCGCCTTGTAGAAGACCAAAGGCTTCATCAAGAGGAATGTCCTTATCCTTTGCAATGCGCTTGGCTAGTTGCACAGCGCGAATAGTAGCTTGGCTTTGAAGCTTGCTGATTTCTTCCTGCTCGATGGCTTCAGCCACAAGCCAGCCGCCATATTTCTTCATGCGAATTTCAGGCAGAAGCTCAAAATAATCTTCAGTTTTTGTCTGCAGAAGAAAGCTGTATTTGCTCATGATCAAGAACGTTTAACAATGCATTGAACACCTTCACTCTTTCGCTGCTAGAGCGAAATTCTTTGGGCACTTCAACAAGCATTGAATGATTTTCGTTGCTTATTCTAAGCGTCTCTTCTCGGCAAGAAATAAGACACAAGATGCCCACTTCTAGCGAGGCGCCTTCCAGTGCATTATTAATGGCATGCACGGCTTTATCTTCGCTCCAAAGGTAGTCAATATTCACTTGTTTAATGCAGTACGTATGCGAGATCTTAGCTCCTTACTGACATTGCTACCAGCAAAAAGATCACGCTGCTGGAAGATGTCAGTCCATTGCCGTGGCTCCAGATTAGTAGAAAGTCCTTCGTGAACATACCATGCATAGCCCCTGCCTGAGCTGTTTTTTGCGTCCCAGTCCCATGACGCGGTGACATCTGTGCTACCTTGTGTGATTTTAAAACTATCTCTACCACTTCTGTACAAATCGCCTAAATCAAAAATATTACGAGGATCTCTTGCCAGCTCACCGCTCTTTCGCTCTGTTTCCCCAGGATAAGGCCATTTATCTTCCACAAACTGATCGCGAAAATAATCGTTTGCATCAAAGCGAGCCCACGTCTCAAAAGCTTTTGCGAGCTTTGCTTCCAAAAGCTTTGCATTAACAATCGTGCCGCCAATAATGGTTGCGCTCATGGTGCTATTAGATTACGTAGAATCAAATCGGGAATTAAAAAGCGACAGCGTTCGTAAGCCACGTCATTGCCTGGAAAATATCGAGGCGTAGCGTCGGGAAATCGCCTCACCATTCTGTCCATTGCAGTGGCAAGCGTGCCGCTGCTAGGCGTAAACTGCGTGAGAATCACTTCCCACACTTGACTCACTTTTACAGTGCCTCCCAGCGGAGAACGAGGATTTAACTGGGGAAACTCTCGCATTGCCACTTCAAGCCCCTTAGCCTTCCATTCATTAGGCACACTTTGCCTGCCCACCACATACACCGCCGGAATAGTTGAATTGCCGGGCAATGTATAAACACCAATTAAATTAGGCGATGCAGAAAGTAGCTCGCTAACTACTTCCCGAAGTTGTGCAATGTTCACAGTAAAAAGCCTCTCCGTAAGGAGAGGCTAGCAAAGAACAATGGAAAGATGAATCAGCTATTGGGAGCCGAAGGGATGAGCGAGCCAGTATTCTCAGCATTCTGATGAATGCCAATACGACCACGGCTAATCAAATCGAAGGTGCATTCCACGAGGTTATCAGCGGGATAGCTTTCGTTATAGTTCATCACGCAAGCAACAAAAGCCACTCGGTCATAGTAGTAAGTGGTGCCAGAAGCGCCAAGCTGCTTGTTGATCTCTACGTACACTTCGTGGTTCTTGTCATAGCGCGAAGCGCTAATCACTTGGAAAGCTTCATCAAAGCTATTGGGCAGGAACACAGTGCCATCAACGTCCTTTTGGAAATAGGAAGTGACAGATGCAGTGGCTTGGCTGGTAACAATCACGCTATCAGCAAAACCGCCACCGCCAAGCAGATAGAATTCTTGGTTGCCATCGTTAAAGGCAACAGAAGCCGTGGTAGCGGCTTGCAGGGTGTAAAGGGTGGGAGAGCCGGTCACGGTGAAGGTGGCGCCGCTTTGAGTGATGACGGGGCGACCGCTAGCAAGAGTGACAGAACCAACGCGCACAATCACGTCTTGGCTCTTCACCAGCTCAGTGGGATGGTAAAGCATGAGAAGATCCTCAATGGAAGGAAAGAATGATTAAGCGGCGCCATGCTTGATCAAGCATTGTCAACGCTTCCTTTGCCAATTAGTCTAAAAATTCCCCTAATTGGTGTGCCGAGGAACTGCCAATAATGAATAGCAATTTCCTCGTTTGGCAACAGTTCAAAACGCCCTTCTCTTCCATTGATTGTTGCTCTAGCAGAATCGCCAGGGACAATTCCTGATAGCGTTAATGGAGAAGTGAGACGCCCCTCCATATACACTGCAGTTTGATCTGCCCCAAGCAAATAATCGTACTGAGGATTACGCTTTTGCCTTAACGATGCGTAGTAAGTGACGCCTGTCGCAGCAGCTACGTAATTTCCAGTTTCGCTATCAAACGCATAGCCCGAAGCCACTG